GCTCTTCCGATCTATGGGAGAAAGGATATTTTTCAACTAAATTGTGTACTTGAGTACCTTCTTCGGATGCTTTTTTAACTATATACTCTGAAGCGTATCCTACTTGTTTAAGCCAATTCTCAAAATATTTGCCCTTTGGATAGTATTGTAATACATAAGTAATAGATGGGTAATATTTCCCGTTACGCCTGTAGTAGCGGGAATCGGGCATTGTGATTTGCTTATGGTCATCGGATACTTCTAGTATCCTATCATACGAGTGTTTTAATATCATATTAGTTGGAGTTTTTTCTCTAAAAGATCAGAGAATGTTAAAGGATAAGTTTCCTGAACAAGATGGGTAAAATTTTCAAACCCCATGTCTGCAGGATCTTTGTCTTGTAAATCTACAAGATATACTTCTTTTCCTTCTTTCATCAAGTTTTCGCAAAAGTTTAATGCTTGTTTTTGTGCATCTTTATCTAATGCTATATATATTTTTCCTACAGCTGATGTAACAAGTTTTTTCATTAAACTAGATTGTATTGTTTTACCTAGTAATGGTATTGCATTTCGTTTAATTGCTAGAGCATCAAACGGACCTTCGCATAATACAACAGGCACATTCCAGTTTATAAATATTTCAAATGGTATTATGTTACGAGATGTAGATGGGTTTTTATATTTTACAGTGCTAGATTGGTTGAATGTTCTAGCAGTAAAATAATTCAAATTACCATTTGCATCATAAGATGGGATAATGATGTGATTAGCATATTTTCCTTTTTCACAATATCCCATATTGTATTTAACAATATCGTCTTTTGTAATACCTCTAGATTTGAGATAAGCTAAAGCATGCCTTCCTATAATATCGTGTTGTGTGATATCAAGTAGCGATTTAAATTCTTTTGGTAGCTCTACTTTTTCTTCTTGTTTAGGGGCATCTATAGCAAAATATGTTTTAACTATAGATTTAAGTTCTACAAGTTTTTCTCCTGGTACACCAATGAGCTTAAACATTTGGTGTATTTTTTTACCTTTCTTATCGCAAACCCAACAATGCCAACTTTCATAGCTTTTTGATTCTTCATCAAAATTTATTTCAAGTTTTGGTTTGGTGTGTTTGCAAAAAGGACAAGTATAAGCAGCATTGCCCCTAGCAGTAAGCTTCCCAGCACCAAGTACAGAGTTTACTAGTGCAACTAGAGTTTGATTTACCATAGCGGGGAATATATAAAATCCCTACTTGGAATCAAAGTCTTTCCTGTAAAATTTGCCTAAAACGTTATCGTTGAAGTATTCTGAGGGATTTTCTAGCACCCCGTGCTTGAATAGGTATTTGCACTCATAATATGTTAGTAATTTTTTGTTGTAAACTAACTCTAATATTTCGCGTTTGAATTCTTGCTGTTTACCTTCCTTCAACATTTCTAGGATAGGTTTAGCAGAGCCGTAATATGTTTTCCAATCGCTTTCCTTTTGGATTGTTTGGTGGGTTGGTTTACGACCTGCACCTTGATGTTCGGCTAATTCCTTGCGTGTTAACTTGCGTTTTACGTTGTGATACAATACTTTCTTACCAATGTACGATATCCCGCTGGGTATATGAGTAGTTATGTATATAAACCCGTATATGTTGGGGGGGAAATCGTCTAATTTTTCTATAACTTTATTATTGTATAACCACATTTATCTATCCATGTTTACTAGTATTGTTATGTCTGTTGTTGCTGAGGTAGGGAGCGGTTGAGCAAGTTTACCTACAGCTAATAGATTTTGATCTTCATCGTATAAACCTACTGTTGATACATATGGCGCAAAATATGAACCAGTTACGTTATCAGTAGGAATGCCTCCGTTTGGTTGATAAAAATAGCTCCCACTATATGAAAGTATAGAACCACTTATCTCAGCAGACGGATTTAAAGTAACATTAAACTCGTTTGATCTAACAGTGCATTTGTATTGTGTTTCGTATATTGTAAGTGAAGATGAGAATGAGCAAGTAACAGCAGATGAAGTTACAAAATTAAGTATATCTGCTGATGATCCGCTTGTTATGATTGCTAATCCTTGATAATAAAATATATTCCCGTATATTGTTGAGCCTGATATTAGATTACCTTCTCCATCGTCTATAATAGTAAAGCTACTTGATTTCCATATAAATGAATTTGGTTGGATATAATTTCCAAACAAACGAGAAGGAATAGATATTACTCCGATAGTAGAGTCGGATGCTGTAGGAAAATATTTAGCAAATGTTAAATCTGTTTGTTTATAATTAAAATATCTACCTGTTGAAGATGGTGATCCTACTAAAACATCTCCTGCTTCATCATTTCCGGGTACTATAAACCCAACATTGGCTGGATCTCCATAACTTGAACTTAAATAATTTGAATAGAATAATTCCTTAATTGAATTATATATTAAGCGCTGGTATTGGGTTGATCCTGATACTTGTCCTGTTTTAGGGTCAATAGTTGGATTAAATAGAGAACTTGTATTAAGTCCTAAAAATCTATCTATAGAAACAGCAGATGCAGTTAATTCAGATGCCCCTTGAAAAGTAAACGACTTGTTTACTTCAAAAGGAGTAATGATTATATCAGACGTTAAAAATTGTTTGTAGGCGCCCATTCATTTTAGAAATCTAGCTTAATACGAACTAATGCTTCTGATGTAAAATCTTTAGGTAATGGTCTAGATAGTTTAGCCACTGCTAATAATTCATTAACATCATTATATAAACCCACTGTTGTAATATATGTTTGTGGATTGTTTATGAATTGATTGTATAACACCTCACCTGTAGATCCTGAAATAAACGATGGGTTTTCAGAGTAATTAAATTCTGAGCTTCTTGCTCTTATGAAAATATAATCTGATGTTATTGTTTCTTGAGAGTTAATTTCGAAATTAGCAGAACCGCTTATTGCCTGATATAAAGAGGTCATTGGGGATACATTAGGTACACCGGATCCGGAAGCAGAACCACTATATACAAATCCAATACCACCACTTGATGTTGGGGCGGATAGTGCTTTAGGGTTTAATAATATGGTTCCGATATCTGGGAGTAACCATCCGTATGATCCTGAATCTGTTGTGTATCCATTAGTATTTTTAGTAGTATTTACCACTCCGGCTGATCCTGATATTAACTGAAATACTCTGCCTGCTTCTGTGAATGTTACTGTTGAAACATAAGCACTATTATCAGTTAATGTAATCGAGCCAGAAGCAGCTATTGGGCCTTTAATTTGTAATATTAACGAGCCTAAAAGAAGAGCATTTTTGTATCTTGCTCTTTCAAATGATATTGCATAAAATTCAGATGATGTAATTGCACCAAAAGTAAAGTTTGCATTTTCATCTCCTAATACTAAATCTTGGTATTGTCCAAAAATAGTAGCTGTTGGAGATAAACCATTTATAGCACTATTATATACTAAACTACCACTACCAAGAGCATTACCATAGGCTATATCAAATTGTACAGCAGCATTAGTTAAAGTTGAAGCTGTTTGATAAACACTTAAATAATAATCACCTGAAGAGCCTGCCTCTTGTTGCGACGATGTAAAAAATGTTGTTAATTGTGCTGCTTGGGTTGACCATAAAGTAGCAGATATAGCGTCTGAGCTTACTACAAAATCTGAAGGGTCTAGTCTATTAAAGGCCATATTTTATATTTTAGGATATTTTTGTTACTGTTACTGGGATGGTTATACGGGCTCCACTATCTCTACCTTCTACAGTTAAGGTAGCAGTTAATTGTGTATTTGAACCAAATAATGTATTAATTGTAGTTGCTCTTATGTTAATTGTAGTTCCAACAACAGTTTTAGATACTGAGGTTCCTAAAGTTGTAGTTTGGTTAAGAGCTTGAGCTTGTGGGGTATTAATACCTACACCTTCAAATACACTAAATAATCTAACATCTGAAATAGTAGCTGTATAACCGCTAGTTTCAAATGTATTACCACCTAAATAGTTTAGTGTTTCTGGAGTAATGGCAAGTGATGCTCCTTGTTTAATTACAATAGCTGTGTAACCTAAATCAAGAATAGGTAATCTTGCTGTTCCTCTAGGTAAGGCTCTTC